TAAAGGAATAACTGCTAGAAGTAAAGAAGCTGAGAAATGGTTTGCAAAGAATGTAAAGAAGCTTGGTAAGTTAGGGCCTAATGTTTTAAAAGATGATAGACTAAAGAAGACACGTATAAGAGCTGGTGATATGGTAATGTATACCTATGATCCAAAACTTAAAAAGACTTTGCCTTACTATGATACATTTCCTTTAGCTATTATTGTAGGTAAAGCACCAGGTGGATTCCATGCATTAAACTTGCATTACTTACCACCTAAAGTTCGTGCTATCTTCTTAGACAAATTAAATGATGTGGCGAATAATCAAAAGTTTGATGATTCAACTAAATTTAAAATAACATATAAATTGTTAAAAGCTACTGCAAACTATAAGTACTTTAAACCGTGCTATAAACATTATTTGACACCTAATGTAACATCAAATGTTATGAAGGTAAATGCTGCAGAATGGAATATAGCAATATTTTTACAGACAGCTGCGTTTAGGAAGAAGAGCACTAGATATGTTTGGGGACAATCAAGGAGAATGTACTAATGGCATTACCAGTAAGTATCGATACAATGAAGTCTACAATTAACCGTAGAGGTGGTTTAGCAAGAGGAAACAGATATGCTGTTTATATATCTCATCCATCAAAATCTATTAATAGTTTATTAGGATATAATCCAGCAACTCTCTTGAGTAATTTGATCTCAGGCGATGGAGTAAATATAGCAGACTTTATTAATGATCCGAGAGATATGTTTCTATTATGTCGATCAGCAACCATGCCAGGTAAACGTATACTTACACAAGAAGCTATGCATAACCACCACATGGCAAAGAAACCTTATTCAGCTGCAACAGACGAAGTCACTATGTCATTCACATTAACAAATGATTATTACATTAAAAAGTATTTTGATATGTGGCAAGAAATGATTATTGATACATCAGGTAAACATTATAAGGCATTTTATAAGGATGACTATTGTACCGATGTACTCATACAACAATTATCGGCATCTAATGATGTGATTCCTGGATATACAATTAAACTTGAAAATGCATATCCAATAACGGTAGGTCAAATTGATTTATCTGAAGGATCAGATGGAATGGTGGAATTATCTGTTACATTTGAATATGATAATTTTAGAAGTGTCGGATTAATAGATGGATTTGAAGATGTAGCAAATAAGATGTTACAGATAGGAGCGAATACGTTAGACCAGTTCAAACGTGTAATTTAATTATAACAATGGAGATATAATGATATGTTGCCAATTATAGCAACCCCAAAGTATGATATGAATATACCCTCAACAGGGCAAAATGTAACATACAGACCATACGTGGTCAAAGAAGAGAAGATTTTATTAATTGCATTAGAATCTGAAAGTGATACAGCGATTGAAAGAGCCGTAACAGATATTATTAAGGCTTGTGTGGAAACACCAATTAATGTGAAGTCATTAACAATGTTTGATATCGAATTTATGTTTACTACTTTACGTAGTAAATCTGTAGGTGAAGGTATTGAAGCAATGATGAAATGCAGTAATGAAGAATGTGAGCATGAAACAAAAATTAAAGTTAATTTAGATGATATTTATGTAGCTAATCTAGATCCTGAAAAAGATATGAATCTAAAAATAAATGATGAGATTAGTGTTGATTTAAAATATCTTGGTTATACAGATAGTTTAACTCAGGCTCAAAGAGCTACTGAAACTGAATCTGCTATCAATATGGTAGCAAAAACAATTGAGACAATTTATAGTGGTGAAGAAACATATGCAACTAAAGATGCACCGTTTAAAGAAGTAGTGAGGTTTGTTGAAAGTTTAAATAATGACCAGTTTGCTAAGGTCGTAAACTTTATGCAAGAATCACCTGTATTAACTTATGATATTAATTATACATGTAGTGCGTGTGGACATGAAAATGCTAGACAACTGAAAGGATTAACGGATTTTTTTTCGTAGCCCTTTCACATGATAACGTAGCAAATCAGTTAAAAACTAATTTTGCTTTGATGGTCCACCATAAATTTAGTTTAGCAGATTTGGAAAATATGTTACCATGGGAAAGGGAATTATATTTAGTTCTCATGAAGGAACATATTGAAGAAGAAAATAGGCGTAACAAGGAACGAGAAGCAAAAATGGGAAAATAACTTATGGCCAAGAAAACACAAGAAAGTTTATTAGGTGAAGTAGTACAACTTCTGCGAAAGCAGAATCAACTGAGTACGCGCGATAGACTGAAAGAAGCTGAAGAAGCCAAACGTCAGGAAAAACTCGATCAGGATATTTTAGATCCAAACTCTAATAATGCTACTGGTGAAGCAGTTCTTACCGACGCAGTAGACTTTAAACGAAGAATCAAAGCCAATATTGCTGGTAAGGAATATAGCAGGAAGCGAAAAGCTCCAACAGAAGCTGCAAAGAAAAAAGTCCAAGGTGCAATTAAACACGCTACGTATATGACAAGACGTTTGATTGAGAAATCAAACAAAATGATGTACCGAATAAATGTCGAGAATACAAATAGAGACTTAGCTGAATGGAAAGCAGAACAAGCAAGATATAGAGAAGCTAAACGTAATAAAGAAGAATTTGAAAGAGAGCATGGTGGTGAGCTGTTTGACTTCACTAAGAAAATGCGAAAAGCTTTTGCTCACTTTTTATCTCCTAGAGAAATGGCAAGACAAAAAAAGAGAGAAGAGTGGTCAATCATTAAAGAAAACTGGTTTAAGTATGGCGTTATACCATTAATTGTAGGATTAACAGGATCAATTGCTTTAGCATATGAGGGTATACATTTATGGCATACAAAAGCACTTGCTGCATTAGCTGGTGTAAAAGCTTGGGCAGTAACTACTATTGGAGCATGGTTATCGGGTGGAAAAATTGCTAGTGCATATACAAATCTTAAAACTTCTATATATGCATGGTTTGGTTACGATAAAGCTGGTAAACCAATGTATAAGAAAGTTGATGGTGAATGGAAAAAATTTGGTTGGGCTGGACTTACTGCATCTATAAAGACTAGATTAGCTGACTTAAAAATGAAAGCATATAATTCTATGGGATTAGGTACTGATGGTAAACCAATTGTTAGGAAATATAGAGGACCTCGAGGTGGTGGAGTAGTTATTAAAGCAGCATGGACAAGTGTTGGTTGGATTGGTACAGTAACACGTAGTATTGGAAAATTATTAAATCCAATAGTTAAGGTTAATGCTGGTATAGTTAAATGGACAGGAAAAACTGCGTATAAATCTATTGCAAATACTCTTAAAGCATTTGCCAATCTTGGTGCTGTAAAATTTATAGGTAGATTACTCTGGCCAATTGCTGCTATATTCTCAGTATTTGAAGGATTCAAAGCAGGTAGAGCTGAAGCTGAAAAAGACGAGGCTAAATGGTATACGATATTAGGTGAAGCTGGTGGTGGTGCAATAGGTTATCTTATTGGTGGTTTGGCAGATGCTATTAAGGGATTAGCAGTATGGGGTATTAGAAAAATGTTTGGTCTTGAAACAGACAAAGATGGTAATATTTTACCTGGACAAGGTATTGGCGGTGATGCTCTTGCAGCAATACAAAGTTTCAGTTTCGCAGACTTAGTACATAAAATTGTTGCATTCCCTTTCCATGCATTCTCTTTTATAGCAGACCATATTGGAGAATTATTAAGTCCAGCAAACCTCATGGCTACAGCTGGAAATATGTGGGATTGGGTTACAGATTTACCTGGTAAATTTGTAGATATGATAAAAGGCTTAATACCAGATTTAAATTTAAAAATGCCTGAAATATTAGGTGGTGGCACATGGAGTCTTCGAGAAGCTCTTGGTGTTGCGGCAGAACCGATGACTGCAGCTCAAGGTCATAGCGCTATTGGTCATAACGTAATTAATCCATTCACCGGTAAGGAATGGACAAAGAAGGAGCGACACGCTATGAGGCAGGAACTTGGTCCAAACTGGCGAACAGAAAATCAAGAAGGATTCTTAGAAATGATGTATGAGTTTACTAGAGAACAAAATAAAAGACGAGAATATGGCGGAAGCGGAACTGGTAATGTCTATAACGTGTTGAACCAAACCAACCAATATAAAGATGATGGTTATGGTGACTATATCAAAGCTCAACGAATGGAAGTCCATGGCATGTAAAAAAAGGGGACGAAAGTCCCCTTTTTAATAACTGATTAACTCTTAAGCTTCAGCTGCTAGTTTAGCAAAATAACTCATAGTGTCATCATTGTCCGAATCAGCTCTGGCTACTGGATCAGCAGCTGTCGCAACAGGATCAGACATTGCAGGTGCGTCATTAAACGGAGCATCATCTTCGACTGCTGCAGTTTTAACTTCCTCACCTAACACACGAGTTAGCTTAAGATTAAGCTCACTGTAAGATTTAAATGATGATGGATCGGTAAACTCTTTCAGTGCATACTGCTTATTGTAAATACCTTCTAACACATTGTCATCGGCATTTAATGCTTCAGCAGGAGCAAATTCAGATCTGTCATAGTTCCTGTAACCAGCAACATTAGCGATCTTCATTTTAAAGTTAGCACCTTTCCACATATCAAATGGGTTAACTGGTGTTTCATCTTGAAACTTAGGTTGCATGCTATCCATAATCTTCTCAAAGATTTTAGCACCATAGGTATATAGAAATACCTTACCTTCGTTTTCAGGATTCTCAGGATCTGAGACAACATAGATATTTGACACATAGTGTAGTCTACGCTTACGCTTACGTGCAAGATCTTTGTCAGCTTCAATACCTGTATTCCAAAGTTTAGAATTCATCTCTGACACAGGATCGTCCTTACCAATAGTAGTCAGTGATTTCTCAACATACCATTGTCCAGTTGGTCCTTGGAAGAAGTGATCCCAGTATTTAGCCCAAGGTAAGTCATCACCTTCAACTGCTGGTAGAAAACGAATAACAGCATATCCGTTACCTGCTTTATCTACCGTGGGTTTCCACATACGATCGTCGCCATATGATTTCTTTTCTTGAGTGCCTGTTCCGGCCGCACCCACTAATGCGCTCATGTCATTAGCCTTTGCCTTTAAGTCTGCAAAACTCATTGTACATCTCCTTTAAAAATTTATATTAATTTGTATCGTTTATATTATATCATACTTTTGTAAAAAGTACATACTTTATTTGAAAACATCTACAATAATTCGTTTAAACTTATTGTCATCAAACTTTAAGAAAGCTTGATACTTTGATATCTTCTTAAACAAATCAGGCCATAGAATAGTTTCTGTGATCTGTTTGTTTGCTTTATCAATAAATCCTGTAAGCCTATTGATAATACACACAGTCTCTAATGAAACCGTGCCTTCGAGATGAAGCTGGATAATCCTTGGATATGTTTCTTCTATTTCCAAAAGATCATCAAACTTTACATCTGAAATCTGTTCTAATTCATTCCTAAATACATAAGACATACTATCTATAATCTTTAGGAACTTGGTATAAGTCTCTTCGTCTCTGATCATATCACCACTATACTTATTACCTGCTACTTGATGTGCAGCAAAGTACATAATAATATCATCTTTACTCTTAAACCTTTTACCAATCTTTGTTAACTGAAATTTGTCTGGCCTTTTCCAATAAGTTTTTTCAGTTACATTAGTTTTAAAATTATACTTAAAGCAATCGTAAGATCCATTAAAGTGGAGGTTAATTGCGTTATGTAATGTAAAGGCCTCATATCCTGTCATTCTCATACAGGTAACACATATGTTGGGTTACCCCCTTGTAATAAGTTAAGTTCTCTTGCTTCGAATTCAACATGTTCTATAATCTCTTTTGATATAAGTTTTTTACTATCACGAAGATCTATCTCATTGTCTTCACATACTTGAATTACTGCATCAATATATGGGCAACCTCTATGAGTGCGAACATATGTTTCAACTAAATTTGAGAATGCTTTCTTATTTAGATCATCACTCATTTTTGAACCCCATCCTTATCATAGGCTGGGACAAGTGTAGCCCAATAAACAGGCTTCTCTTCATTCTCACCATAAAAATCAAGTGACCATACGCCTTCTCTTAAATAAGTTTGGCAATGGTTTTTATATACCCTTGCTGATTCATATTTTGCAAGTGCACCTTTTTCACCGGTTTGAACACCACGTCTTAATGCTGCCATTTTTTCTGTGGTTGCTTTGATATATCTCTTTACATTCACTAGAGATAACCCATGGTCGTCATCTAATGCAACAACATTAGGTGCAATACTTTTGTATGCAGCAGGTTTCTTTGCTGCTCTTGCTTTGGCTAGATTAGCCGCTGCTGCCTTACGTTGCTCTTCACTCATCTTACGTTTTGCCATAATGTAATCCTATTTAGTTTGTGTTAATTATATTATAACATAATTTTATAATTTGTACATACTAACCTTTATAAATTTTGTAAATGTGATCTTCAAATGCTTCTACCTTTTCAACACGATTAGGCCATTTAATCATTTCTTTCTCAGGATTAGCCTTTAAGTTATTGAGCAAAGGTGTAATAGCGTTATATAAATTATCTAATCTATCTTGTGTTCCTACCGCTGCTGCCTGTGAAGCCGTTGCCGTTTGTGCAACTTCTAATTCATCTTCATCAACAAGAGTGAAACCAAAATCAAATACTTCGTTTGTTGCCATATTTAACCCTTTAATAATTTGATACCCTTAGTCCAGTTTTCTGCAGCATCTTCCACATATTGTAATGCTTTGTATGGAAAATCTTCTTGCATAATACGATTACCGGCTGGGTCTTTGTATGTTATTGAAAAGAACGAATGTTCTCCATCCATTCCTGTTACTACTTGATAAATCTTTGCAACACTACCATCATCTTTGTAGTATTCGCTCATAAGTTTTGTATTGTTATATTCCATGACTTCTCCATTATTTAAAGATGGGGGACCTAATAAGGAAAGTCCCCCGAGTTACTTAGAGTACCATATCTAAGTTAGAACGATAGTTTTGCCTCAAGCTTAACTGTAGCGTCTGCGCTATCAACTTGTGACCACGAACCTGTCCAAATACCACGAGTTAACTCGACAGTTTTTGTAGTAACAGGAGTCGCTGCATCTGTCTTGTTCCAAGTACCTTTAACAGTACCTAGAGTACCAATGGCACGAGAGACTGATACTTCGTTGTCATTTGTTGCTCCAGCATTTCTATCATGAACTACTTCAAGACCTAAGCCAGCAACAGTTGTACCAACTGTAACTTCAGCGTTATGTCCTGCTGTAACTTTGCTGTGTACCACTTTAGCTGATACACCGCCAGATGTAATTGAAGCAGTAGTTTCTCTTGCTTCATTTGTGATGTTGGTCATTGCAACTGCAATACCACCAATTGTTCCACTTGCATCTATCTCAGTAGAACCACCACTTACTTGGCTAAGACCAACTGTGTATGCACCTAGTGTAGTGCTTACGCCGATCTTTGTTACATCAGGATCATCTCCTGACCAGTCACCAATTTTAAGAGTAAGAACACCAGCTGTGCTCTCTACCCACATGTCATCTACGCTGAAATCTTTATCAAGAACAACGGTTACGCTTGACGCGCCTGCAGTTCCCTTCATCGTAGTATGAATGTCTTGAGAGTATGTACCATGTGAATCTAGTGTACCCTCATACAAACCCGAAAGACTAATACCAGCAAACGTAGTTGCAGATACTGCCATTGCCGCCGTCGCGACTAGTAGTTTTTTAAACATATACTTTCCTTTTTATTTAAACAAAAATATCCTTTTTTGAGTAGGGACTAACTACTGAGAGTTATTTATATATTTTTTATACAACGTACTCTCTTTTTCGTAAGCTTCATTTTCATCAAGCTCACGATTTTCGTGAAGTTGTTGGACATGTACCATCTCGTGGCACAAGGTTAAGATAGTTTCTTTGAAACTAAGACCTGTATCAATCTCAATATCATACTCATCATCTTCTGCAGAATCAGTGGTCCAACCTTTAACATTATCTTCTGATATATCTTCAACCTCAACAGATACTAAAACCTCTTGAGGTATACTCAATTCTTTCTTACAAAAATCAACTATATCTTCCAGTAACGCCATGGTTACCTCCCATTCTATTTTCTACTCATACCACATGGTGGGTCCAGTTCCTTCTTTAATTCATCAATAATTCTTTTTGATTTTTCAGCGGCTTCAGATATGTCATACCTTTGATACCACTGTCCCATCATACCCATACGCTTGACGTTATCTTCAAGCGCCTCAAACAATTGTGTCGTCGACATTTAATTATCCTATGTGATATAGCTTTATTTATACAATATCTGCACTCAAACATTCAATATTCGCGACACAATCTCCATATCCAGCAATGTAATCTTGATATTGCTTGACAACAACAGGGTTATCCCTACAAGACTCAGGTAAAGATTGTGGTAGTTCACATTGTTCATTCGCTACCCAACCAGCTACATAAAATTTATTTTGTGATCTGAAGTATTCTTCTCTATTTTCAGCTGTTACTATCATTGTAAATCTCCTTCAATTATTCTGTAAACATCTTTCCAAGTTCTTGCACGAGCACAAACATATTCATTGTCTCTGTTCCATGCATGATCGATAAGGATACTGTTTAAACTAGCATCGTTACCCATTTTAATGTTCGCTGATTTGTCTTCTATCCACCAGCATTCTGATCCACCCCAATCATTGAGCAAGACTTCATCTTTGTCTTGACCAGTGTTGAGTATAGTAAAACCTTCGAACACATCTCCGAATACATTGCGCAAGTTCTCTTTACGATACTCTTGTGCAAGTTTGCAATTAGTTTGAGAAGTAATGACATGGAAAATATATCCATGCTCCTCATGAAGCTTGCGGACATATTTAATAGCATCACGAAGTGGTGATAGCCTTTTCATTTCTTCTGATCTGTTAAACAAGTTGACATACTTTGCACCAGTTTTCTGTGCAACGCCAACAGCTTTCGCAACGTTGTAGTCATCACTTAATCTGTGTAGACCTTCAGTTTTTTCTAACCAGCGATAAAAATGAAACTCCCAATCTAATAGAACTCCATCGCAGTCAGTTAATATAACTTTATCTTTTATCTCACGTGGCATATATACTCCCTTTGGCTAATGCTTCATCATATCTGTCCATAGTATCCC